CTGACTGCCTGAGGCCTAGTAAGACTTTGACGGACAAAATGAGAGATGCGAGTTTCAAATCGCACGAATTTGATCCCTCTTACGTGATCTTTTTATCAAGGCTGATCAAAGACATAGTTTCCAAGTCAAACTCCAACTACTTAAATGACCTCTATACTAGGTTGTCAAAGAAGCTTATGACTGACTTTGCTACTTTGAAGTCATCTGCGAATTACAAGTCTTTCTACTCTGAACCTCATGGTGCTGAGCACGACATGCTCAAATTGGGATCCCACAAGTACAATCCCAGAGTCAAGTGTATATATGCTGTCATACAGATGATAACTGACTTCAATTTTGATGAGCCCTTTGCATTCACCAACATAACCAAGCTGTTCAACATTGTTAGGTCATGCTCAGGTGTCATTGTGAACTTGTTCCGGAAGCCTCAGCGGACTGGAGTCAGAGAGATTTACGTCATGACTATAATGTGTAGAATACTGATCAACTTCGTTGAAGAAATCAATAGGTTCTTTTGTGAGTTCTTGGACAACGAGTACATGACTAGAGGTGACAGAAAAATTGATGATATAGCAAAATTCCAGAAAAATTGCTTGGATGAGTACTCTGCCCTCATAACAAAGGCCAAGAAGAACAACCTAGATGACAAGAACGACAAGGTGAACCTCACTATGGTATGCATAACAGACTCAATGGATATGTCATCCTGGTGCCAGCAATTTGTCATGCCTGTTTTCTCTCTGTTGATGAGTGATCTTCTTGATGACAGTCTTCTGGCTTGTTATAATGAAGTCATGAACATGATGACTTCAAAGCATTTGGAGCTGCCTGAGACACTGTTGGCAGAATTCCTATCAAAATCTCAACCTGAGTTCGACTCCATAAAATCAGAGTCATTGAATGAGTTGAAGCACCAATTTAATGGAGTATCACAGCATCATGACCTTATTTCAGAAATGGGTGTTCTTTTGAAAAACAGGTCAAACTTTATGCAAGGTGTGTTGCAAGGAGGTGGTTCGCTCTTGCATGCGGCTCATGGCATCTCTACATCGAAGATGATAGATGACTTTAACATGAAACTCGGGTTTATGGTCAAGTCAACCACAAGAATGATAACTTCTTCAGATGATGCTTCAGCAATGACTTTCATGATTATTGACACAAACAAGCTGAAGCACAATCAGAGTGACATGGCCACTGTAAGATTATACAGATCCACAATAATGTTTGCAAATGCAAGAAGAATGTGTGTTAAGATCTCTGTGGAGAAATCCACTCTCAACCTCCCTCTTCCGTTTGTTGTTGAGTTTAATTCAATCTGGGTGATATCCAACACTGTCGTAATACCTCTGATCAAACTATCAAGATCATTGTTTGATTTCAAGGTAACTTCCTCATCTGTCAAGTCACAGCAGATCGATTCGAACATATTAGCTGACATGTCCATGTCTGGTTGCACAAGAAGAACGGTTGCAGTCCACCAGCTCCTGATGAAGACAGCGTCTTACTGCATGCTAGGCTGCACATTGCATGATAAGAACTTCTCCTCGACGATCCATAACAAGATATCTTCTGTTCATCACTCGGCTGCTTGGTTTTATCTATTGAGTCACGGAAAAACAGGTTGTCTATTGGGCTGGGACTTCCTCATGTACTACAACATGCTAATCAGCCCAAGGATGCGCTTTGTTGAGAACTATCTTCGAAGAATTAAGCTGTCAGAGTCAGGCGAGTTAAATGATATGAATGTGCACGCTTTTATTGCTTTTGGAGGCAGCAGGAAGTATAACAAGTTCTTAGAGTCTATGGACTTGTCATCAGATGAGAGTAGAGAAGAGATAATCACTTACGTCGAGTCTGACTTTATCAACGGTTCGATACCACTGACCCATAGAAGAGCCAAAGATCGCAAAGAGACGATTTTCAAGATCAAAATAAAGGCACTGTCCCCCGGAGTTCATGATAGCTTCTCTCCAGATGATGCCTCCAAGTTTGCAGCATCTTCTGTCTACATCTGCAAGAAGCCATGCATCACTCTCAAGATAAGAAATACACTGGAGTCTGAGTACATAAGGCAAGTCTTGGCATCTAAGTACTCATCTAGAGTGGATGAGATACTTTCGATAAGGGCGACAATGATGTCTTTCCTCAACATAATACCCAACGGTGTTGACTCTGGTTCTTTTGATAAGTCTTTATACTGCAATTCGGAGTTTTACGACTCCATATTACTCAACCTGAACGAAACTATTGTTATGACGAGAGATAAGATCAGACAACCAAACAAACAAAAGTACACAAAGATAATCATGATGAGGGATGTCAATAGTGATCAAATCTCACTGATGGACTGCGTAAAACTTGTCTGGTTCGGTGTCAAGAACAAGTTCTACAAGAGAAGCGTTGTTAAGGAAGCTTTTGACAATTACAAGCGCAAGATAGGTTGGTTGAGTGACGACAGGCTTGAATCACTGAACTTCTTTAAGTCTTTAGGCGGCAATGTAATAAGCTTGCTATCGGAGATAGAAACTTATAGCTCAAAAGTCAGAACTCTCAAGCTTCTATCCCCGACTTACTTTAAGAAAAACCCAATTAAGCACATTCTCTCTCACTTCAAGTCAGTATACAGTAACACCCAGTATCTTAAGAGCTCTTCACTTAAGATACACTCAAACGACTCGAACATTAGGATATCTAACATCTTGGCCCACTCTCAGACAACACCTCTCAGCTGCGATGTCTCTCTGGCATCTGAAGTTATGTTGCGATCAATGATAGATAGCATCAAGGGGATAAGAGATGATATGATCTCCAATGAGATCAAAACCATAATCGGGTTGTATGACACATACAAAAAGCAGAACATCTTCTTGAACAAAAATGAGACGGAATTGCTCTTGTATGAGGTCATAGGCACAAAGAAATTTGTTGACATCTGGTTGATTGAACAATCTTTGCAGCTATCCTCAGATGGAACAAAGAGGTATCATGGCGACGGGAGACTTTGCCGATACACCACAGAAGGTCAGGTGATAGTTGATGTAACAGACGACTCAATTGTCTCTATCAATTTTTCATCATACTCAGCATTGATGAACAATGTCAAGGATTTGACGACTATGATGGTCAACAAACTGAAGTTTAAGATCATCAAGCAAGTGTCAGACTTCTGCATAAAGGATGTCAATCACCCTGTTGTTTCAAGATCTACTTATGGAATCAAAGTGCAAAAGATTGAGGCTATGGACCAGCTGATATTGCCATCAGATCTCAATGAGTTTAAGATATACATCAGCGATGGAAGGCTGAAGCTTGA